AGTATAAACGTAATTTTTCTTTAACTGATAAAATGGTTGCTCATGCTCTACATATTTGATTTCAAATAAACGATCACCAAGTGGAAAATAAATTAAATCACCCTCTTTAGGTCTTGTTGATAATCTTACGTCTGCCTCATTTTTCATCAAAGGTGAGATGTAAGTTTCAAATCTATCTCTTGATATCGTCAGTGTCAGTTCATTAGTCGCCTGAATACCAAACTTTGATAAAAGTGTCGGATTCTCTCCATACCCGTCGAAAGATTCAACATAAGCCTCTATAGGATACGCATCATCAAACTTAGATTCAATAACCTCTTTGATTATTGTATTACTATTCGCATACTTTCTTGGCATATAATGAACATTTACCCCATAAATTTGGAGTTGCTCATTTATGAGAGATTGAACTAGGTTCTGTTCGCTAGTTGATCCTTGCTGAAAAAAGGGATTGA